CTGTAGCACTTGACGTTGCTGTGACTACAGTCTGTAAATCATCTTGTCCACCATTAAAGACACCGACACCATAGTTCCAATCACCATAGTTTCTAGTATCTGTTTCCTCAATGATGACTACTTCACCACTACAAGTGGCACTAGATGTAACAGTCGTAGAAGCATCGCCACCCATTGTGACAATCCAATTTACACCATTAGCACCTGAAGTAGCAGTTACTGTAGCTGAAGCATCCTGTACTTCACCTAAACTTGAGCCAAATGTACGTAAACCGTAATACGATTCACCATACTCAAAAGCCATTTACTTAATTAGTTAAGTGTAATGTCTAAATCACCTGATGGCACACGAAACACGTCACCAGTTTCAATAGTCTTGTTTGACGATAGTGCCGCATAAGCCATTAAGTTACCTGATGATGAAGCATCGTAAACACCAACGTGTGTTACTGTTCCATAGTTTGCTGTAGCTGTAGGAAATTCTACTGCCGCGTTATTAGACGTAGTGTTACCTGATGTTGTAAATGCAACTGTTTGACGTGCATAACCACCACCAGTAACCTCAGTAACTGAACCTGCTTCGCCATCTGCTACTGCTGTAAATAACGCTAAGTATTTTGTAGATGGAGCTGTGTAAGCCGCACCTGCAAATACGTGGTCTAATATTTCTGTTTCTAAATAATTGGAAAAACTCATACTAATCCTCTCACTTTAAGTGTTAATCCTGACCCACTATAACGAGCTTGGTCAGAATATTCATTTAATCTAGCAACTGCGGCAGAATACATCTGCGCCCAAACTGCTACCCTTTGGTCTTCTGCTAAGTAAGGTGCTGAGTGTAATAACGCTCCATAGAGATATACATCAGGTGCTTCTAGCAAAAGCCAGTTATCTGAGTTACTACTAAGGGATGGTACTTTCTGATAGTAAAGCAACTCAAAATCTGTGTCGTTTCCCGGAGTTGGGTACAATTGAAATTGTCCATCTGCGTGTGTGTACATTATTGGTGTTCCTGTGGCATCACTTTGAGCTTGACGTTTGTCAGCCATAGCATCTCTAGAAACTAAATTAACTACTGTAGTTCCTGTGCCTGTGAGATGTAATCTTATTGTTTCTATCCAATCAGCAGGAGTTTGCATATACTCATCGCCACTTGATTGTTGACCACTAGACCTTGCTTCCATCTTAAAGTGTCTAATGTCTCTGTTTATCTGAGCCTCAGCTAATGTAATGAAGTCAGGTATTACTGCTGTAAGGTCATCTCTGTTTAAAAAATCAGCTATAGACGCTTTGAGTTCTGTGTAATTAGATAAAGCCATTAGAAACGACCTCCTCGTCTCATGTAATCATATCTTTCATCTTGCACAGCGTAACCACTTAATGGCGCTCCTGTCAGACCAGCCGCAAAGTCTGCTTTTTGTTGGTCATTCATTTGAGACATCATCATTTCAACTCTAGCTTTTTCTTCATTAGTAAGTGCCGCGAATTGTCTGTTAAATTGATTACGGTCTACAACAGTTGGGTTAGGATTCATCTCTCCAGTACCAGCATAATTCATGTCAGAGTCATTCATTAGTGAGCCATCAGGCATTCGGTGCATACCAGCCGGTACTACATCCGGTACTGTTGGTGTTCTACCGGGCATTAAAACTGGGTCTCTGTTCATTGTATTAGCTAAGAACTCTCTTTCAGCCGGTGTGTCTAAACCTCTAGCTCCTATTCCTAGATTACCTATTGTGTTAAGTGGCTCTTCTTGTCCGTAAGCAGTAATACCTTGCATGTCTCGCATTCTTTGAATTGCATCACTACTTAAATCATCACCAGTAAATGTATAACCTTCTGTATTACCATCTACATCAAACGTATAACTGTTTGTATTTTTATAGTTCTTTACTGCATCCATTAAACCAGCGTCAGTATCAAAACCATCACTATTAGTTGCATTTTGTAAGAACTCGCGTTCTGCTGGAGTGTCTATGCCTCTGTTACCCTCCATAACACCGCCAGTTAACCCCTTATATTTTTCTGTTAACATTGCAAGGATTTGGTCAAACGACATGTCATTTGGATTATGTCCGGGAACGTGCGCCATAATGTGTCTCCTGTTTAATTAAGCGTAAGTATATCATCTCTTTTCTTTGTAATCAATTAATCTAACAATCCCCTTTTGCTTAGGTTCATTAATACGTCATGTGTGATTAAACCAATAGGTGGATTTTGCATAGTTAATTTTCTAAAGTCACTATCTGTCATGTTTTCTGCTGTCATTGGCGAACCATCTGCTTTTGTGTTGTCAAACAAATCTAGAATACTAATGTTGCGTTCTTTCTCAGGCAATATAGAAACTGGCTGACCTTTGATAACTGTGTCATAAGCTTCTGTTATTGGTTTCTCTTTACCTATCAATTCTTGCATGTTAAGTAACCCAACATTTTGTAGTGTGCCTTCTTTCTTGTTTAATTGTTTTTCGTCAGCGTTTGCTAATCGTGCTGTAGGATATGACACTACACCATTGTTTTGACCTTTGACTAATTTACCACCTATGTCATAGTCAACACTTCCTCTAGTACCTCTACTTGTTCTAAAGTTTACATCAATGATACGAGCTATCTCTTTTCTTTCAGAACCTGTTGTGCCTTCTAATGGATTCTTTGAATTAGTACCACGCCACTTTTTATTAATAGAGCGTATATAAAATTCACCCTTAGAATTCTTAACACTTTCTTTTGATGTAGTTCGTATAAGGTCATCTAATATAGCAATCTGTTTAGCGTCTAAGCCATTGATTGCAGAGTTAAGCATTGTTTGGGTAATGGGATTACTAAAGTCTGAACCTGTTGGTGACATACTAAATGGTAATAGCAATGGGTCTTTCTTGTATAACTGTCTTGCTTGATTAGCTGATTTAGCTATTTTGCCTACAGCATCTTTAGCAGACGCCCACAAGATACCTCGGTCTACATTTTCAGGTATCAGCATATGTTCTTGACCACCAGTCCTTCTGACTCCTTTACCATCAACTACAACACTAGCGCCATTAACACTTGTAATTATTCCACTACCAGCAGAACCATCCGACATAGTGCCTACAAAAGGATAGCCTTCTGAATTTACAATACTTTGTTCACCGACAATTATATTGTTAGTGCCTTGTAATTCCGTTTGCACATCCATAACACCTTTCTGAAGTCTGTCCTTATCTGACTTTCTCGTAGCAAACCTTGCGTCTATTTCTTGACCAATAGTTGAAGTAATACCTATTCTGTCACCTGTGTTTTCAGTAATAGGAATGTCTTGTCTTTTTAATATCTTTGAGGTGTCAGTAGAATACAAGACGTAATTGTTAGCTTTAGGGTTAGCTCTTCCTTCAGCCATTGCTCTTTCGTTACCATCTACATCTACAAATTTTGACCCCGGTATACCGTTTTCGTATAAATAAGCAGAAGCCGCTTTTTCAGCACCAAACCCACCTACTTTATCTGCGAACTCTTCTGTTAATGCGTCATAAAAATCTGCACCTGTATCCGTATCTTTCATACCGTTTTGGCGCATCAATGCTTGGACATTGTCCGGTTGACCTGTCAATGGTAATTCTCTACGTATCATTCGAGATACAGCTTCATCGCTTAAATCTATTTCATACAATTGACTCATAGCAGTATCAAATCTATCTTCTACATCTCTCAGGATTCTATTCGCTTCTGCCATTTGTGCTGAGTCTTTCTTAATGTTAACATCCTTCATTAATTCTTTACGAATTGTGTCCGGATAAACACCTGTTGCTAAGTCATCCCATATTCTAGTTTCAAGTGGCGTGTTAGTCTCAATCTCAGATAATAGTTTTGCTTCTCTCATCATATCAAAATCATATCTAGCAAAGTTTTTACCGGTGTCTTTGTTTTCTGATACATATAGACCATGACCCTGACGTTTAGTGCCTGAGTTAGTACCAATCTTGTTCATGTCCATCTTTGTAAAGATTGCACCTTTCTCATTACCTTGAAAAACAGTAATGGGTAATTTGCTTTGACCTAGGTTTGATAGGCTAGGGTTTAGATTAGATTTTAATACACCAGTCATTATTGAATCAACTGGGTCATCACCTAACAAAGTATATAGTGTGTTTCTGATAGCTGGTTTAAGCGCTGTATTGTTTGCTAACGAAGCTAACTTAGCTGTAGTCATACCACCACCAGCCATGATAGATAATACTTCTACAGGGTTATTTGCTACAGCATTGCTAAAGCTATCCCAATCTTCAAACGTAGCTTTAACCATACCACCAAATGCATCAGCTATTGCACGTTGTTCTTCTCCAATTGTTTCAGCTCCTACTAAATTAAGCAGACCACCAGTTCCTAAATCAATTGCACCTTTTGCCACGTGTTGAGGTGTTGAGAATATTGTTCGTGCTTCATCCATCGCACCAGCAACACCAGTAGGTATTCTTTCAATAAATCGCTTTACTTTGTTTGGGTCAGTAGATGGTTCTTTAAATCTCCAGTCGTGTCTACCGTATGGGTCATTGCGTCTAGCTTCATCTAAATCTGCATAGTATTTGTCTACTTCAGCTTGGCGTTCAGGACTAACCTCTAACAAACCACCAGCAAAATCGCTAACACCATCCCACAGATTACCTAAGCCTTCACTTATTCCATCTTTAATCTCATCTAATAGACCAGCCATCAGTCTGCCTTTGAAACTAATTGAATAGTCGTTGGCTTCATGGTCTCATCAGAGCTTGTATGGTCTATCTGTGTCTTCTCTCCATACTTGTTAGGCACGAGCTTACTAGCTACCCACTTTCTTGCATCTATCTGTAAGCGTGCAACCTGAAATGTTTGATTGTCTGCTTCATCTGCAATAGCTAAGATTTGGTCAGCATGAAACTCTGAGCTGATTGACTTCGCGCGCGTGTATCTATCGGATAATCCATCTATCTTATACATCCAGCGATACCAAGTGTCTGCATTCGGTGTCCACTTCTCTTCTCTACATAAACTGATAACACTTCGACCTGACGCTATCTCTTCTAGCATTCTATCTTCAAGCTCTTCAGAATATATTGTAGGTCTAGCCATTTAGATACCCCGGTTCTTTGCAGTCTTTGCCGCTTGTCTAAAGTTCATAGCAGTTGGTCTACCTTTCTGTCCAGCTTTCCGCATTTTCTCACCACTACCAGCTTTGATTCTTTTACGTTTAGCGTGAATTCTATCATACAATCCAATCTTAGCCATTTAGTTTATCTCCTGTAGGAAAATTATCTCCAAGTATAGTCCAAGCCATTTGGGTATCAATATCTTTTATTGTTTCACCTGTAAGCTCAGAACAATACTCAAGTAAAGCAATGTACAAGTATGGCAATGTATCAGTCTCTCTTATATGAAATTCTTTAAGCTCCTGTGTCTCCACTCTCTACCTCCGCAGTTACTAGACCTCTCCAATCATCCGGCAAGTCAAGTCGTATTCCTAAGTCATCTGCGAAATCTACAACCTTTAGCAAGTGCTTTGACATTTCATTTACAGTTAACTTTGT